CCGCGCCCAAAACATGCACAGCATAAAATCAAATATGTTTTCTAGTGTTTTCATGCTGTTAATGCTCCATTTCTTTTAAATTCCCAATTAGCCTTTAGCTTTATAGATTTTATGTATTGGTTCTTACTCCACTTTTCAGCCTCTTCAAATGTTTTGAAATACTCTATCTTATCACAGTTGTAATAGTAGTATTTATTCTCCCCCTGAATAACGGGCTGAATATCTAACCAAGTTCCATCAATATAGTCATAATCAATAGTTCCTATGTGTTGTTTATATTGATCATAATAAGATTGAGCATAAATTTTAACTTCTCCCATCGTGCCATTATTTTTATTTCTTCTTTTTTCTTCATACCACTTAATATTATCAACCCTATTTTTAATAAATTCTTGCTTATTCATTTATCTATCCTTTCTTATTTAGTTTGTTAATTCCCATATATATGAGTGTTGCTTAAATGTAGCTTAGTGTTTGTTATTTGTCAACACTCAATTAATAATATTCTTGGCAGCGAACGAATGCAAAATAAGTGCGGCGACTTACTCCAAAAAAATTGCGAAATATTCCAGGCCTTGCAACCATTTGCAACCGTTTAAAAATTTCACGTCGAGCGGGCTGTGGTTAAACTATCCACCGTCTCAAAAAGTTATATATCACATTATGATACACCAAGGCTGGCGTGACCATGTCGTGCTATTGTGTCTCTAAATTTTTTTTGCCTTTTTTGTCAACACTTACCGTGTGTACTTTCTGTAGCTTCTATGCATAAAGAATGGCACAACTTATCAGATGCGGATGCCACAATACTAGAAGATGCTATAGTGCAAAGCGAAGAATTTGCCGCCAAACTTGCAATTTTTCGCAGTGGTCTAATCCCGCCAGAACAACGCTGGCTACAGCTCAACGCGCATAAGATATATGACAAGTTAAGCGCAAGAGAAGTTGCTGTATTTAATCTGCGAACACTCCAGCATACATTTCCTGTAATCGCAGACGCTTTGGACATTAGTGTATCTAGTGCCAAAACATACTGGCGGCGTTGCCTGGCAAAATGCGATAAAGCGTTTATGTCACCTAATGACTGTAATAGTGATGAGCAATAGAATTGATATAGATGGCGAAAAGGTTCGCATCCTTGCAAGCTTCGGCTGCACGTATTTAGATATTGGTAAATACTACCAATGCAGTGAACGCACAATCCGCAGACGTTTTAAAGCGGAATTTGAGTCTGGCCAAGAAGAATTAAAGCTGAATTTGCGCAAAAATTTACTGAAAATCGCTCTTGAGCAAGATAACACCGCGGCAAATATCTTCCTCGCCAAAAATTTTCTTGGCATGAGTGACAAAACTGCGATCGACCTTACTGGAAACATTGAAAGCGTACTCAAAGAGTGCGGTTTTGAGGACAATCCAATTGATCAAACAAATACTGAACAGAGAGAAGCTCTGGAAGCTCTTGGGGTATCACCCGACTCCACACCAACGGCTAATTCATAACTCCAAAGCGCGCTTTCGCGTCTGCAACATGGGTAGACGTAGTGGCAAATCCTGGATGGCAGCGCACGAAATCATCCCTTGGTTATTAACACCCAACACACGCGGTTGGATCGTAGCACCTAACTACAACCTAGCGCAAAAAGTAGCTCGTGAAGTCAAACGTATTATCATTCGCGAACTCAAACTACCAGTGGAAAGCAAAAAAGAAATTTCTGGTGATCTATATTTTATGCGTCTATCTGGTTTAAACTCAGAAATAGCAGTTCGCTCTGCCGATTCGCCCGATTCGTTAATTGGAGAGGGTATCGATTACTTAGTTATAGACGAGATGGCCTTAATCAGCCGTCAGACATATGAAATGTTTTTACGTCCAACCCTCGCAGATAGGCAAGGCTGGGCGCTATTTTGCTCAACACCAAGGTCATTTAATTATTTTTGGCAACTCTACAAACGAGGTGACGACCCAAAACATGCAGATTGGGAAAGCTGGCAAGTACCTAGCTGGGAGTCGCCATTTTTTAAAGATGACATTGAAGAACTAAAAAGGACATTAACTCGTGAAACATTTTTACAGGAAATCGGAAGTGAATTCTGCTCATTTGCGGGAGCTGTATTCAACTTCGACCGCTTTACCCAAGTCAAAAAGAACCTTAGATACGACCCACGCTTACCAACCTATGTTTCAATGGATTTCGGCTACCGTACATCCTGTGCAGTGGTACTCCAGTGCAGAAATTACCCCGACAGGCTATCAGACGTATATCAAATAGATGAAATCTTTCTAGAAAACAGTAAAACCGAAGATTTAGCAAAACTAGTGAAAGGTTTGCCATACAACGTCACCGCATATTTTGGCGACCCAGCGGGAGCGGGTTCTAATCTTCAGACGGGAATTTCAGATTTTCAGCTGTTTTCCCGCCAATACGGAATTCGCATCCGAAGCAGAAAAGACAAAATGAGCCGTGACGTAGTCAACCGAATTAGTCATATGCGGCGTTGGTTTGAGGATGCAAACGGCGACACGCATTTTTGGGTCGCAGATCGCTGCAAAAAATCCATTAGCAGTTACGAAAATTACCGCTATCCAACACACAAAGAAGATCAGCAGCTAAAAGAAGTTCCATTAAAGGATGGAGTGAATGACCACATTAACGATGCGCTCGGTTTTGCGCTTGTAAACTTATTTCCTATTAAGAGTAGAACAGCTGGCATAATAGAGTGGTAATAATACAAGACTTATCTGAAAGCGCAATCCAAGATTCTTTACAGAATCATCTAAGTTATATTGAAGATGAACGCACAAAAGAGCGTGACTATATGTTGGATTGGTATGAGGGGATAAATATTAATGATTATATACGCAAATATTTCTCCCATGAATCTTTACGACAAGTACCAAGCTTACATCAAAACATTACCAAACGTGTAGCATCACTTACATCATTAACGTATATGCGCGCACCAAAACTGCGGGTAAACGAAAATTATAAAGATTTGGTTGATGCATCCAGCTTACAAGCGCAACGCAGATTATTAGAGCGCTTAACATTTTTATTAGGTACAATGGCATTTCGCTCGTATTGGGATGAGCGTGCTGGCCAGGTAAAATATCAGACATTAAGTCACTTTACACCGCTATTTGTTGCGGGTGATAGCCGCGATGAGCCAGTAGGAGTTACGTACCCGATTGAGTACCAAGGTGATGCACGAATGAATCGTCCTATACATGCAGTGTGGACTGCGGATCGCCCTGGTCAGCCTGGAAGACACTACCTTTGTGATGAGCATGGCAATAAAATTTCAGTAAATCCCGAGGATCGCAATCCATACGGTATACTACCCATAACATTTTGCCATCGATACCCACCAATACGTGATTTTTGGGCGGGAAGCGGAGCAGTTGATGTCGTTTCCGTAGACCTTGCCGTGAATGTGGCACAAATTGAATTAAGTCTTTGTGTTCGTTACGGTGCAATGGGAATTAAATATTTAACGTCAATTGATGATCCATCCAGAGTGGAAATTGGCGTAGACAAATTATTATACTTGCCAGAGGGTTCAGATTTAAAAGTAACACAACCTGGTGGCAGCCTTACAGAAATTATTGAAGCTACCAGATTTATGGTAGAATCGTGTTTAAACAACAACCATATCCGCGCAAAATATGCAAGAAACGATTCTGGAAATGCACCATCTGCGGCATCTCTTGCAATTATCGAAATGGAAAATTTAAACAATCGCACTGCAATGACAGAAGATACATGGCGACCATGGGAACACCGCAGATATGAAGTAGATCGCAGAATTTTACAAGTCGAAGCCAATGCCGACCCTGGGCCAGACTATTCTGTTGATTTCTTAGAACCAAATTACGCTCTCACACCAGAATCAGAAATCGCATTGTGGGAATGGCGTTTTTCACGCCAGCTTGCAACTCCGCTGGATTGGTTTGATATGAACAACCCCGATGCACCCGAATCTGAAAGAATGGCATTTCAAAATAGACAAGATCAGCAACAAGATGAACAGACCCCACAAAACCGTTTACTAAATAGATTACAGAGCTAAACATGGCTGTCATAGATGACGCTATTACTAGCTATGTAAAATCATTAGGAGTGGCAGAAGATGAATTTCTCAAAGACATACAACAAATGGAAGAGGATGGCTTATCTGGAGAAGAAATACTGGCGGCTATCATTGCGCTTAATGTTGCGACCTATTTTGTTGAAGACTTGGGCATGTCTGCCGCAATCAACACCCAAATGGGTTTCACGGAAAAGCTTCTTGATGATTTGCCGTTTTTTGGGTTTGTCACGGAAACACAACTCGTGGCTCTCGAAACTGTACAACGATCATCCATACTAAAATATACAGAACACCTTGGCGAATTAGTGCGTCAAGAAATTATTACAGGCACACAAATAGGGTTATCAACAGATGAAATAAAAGATAGACTAGTACGCTCCATCAACGTGGATCGAGTAGATAATGTCATTGCTACAGCGATGACAAATTATCAACAGCAAGTTATCTACACTATGGCTGGTGAGTTATCAGAAGATCAAGAATTTACGTATGTAGGCCCACTAGATAAAAAAACACGCCCATTATGTCGAGAAATAATTGCAATGCAACCCTTTACTCGCAATGAATTAGAATCTCGTTTTCCAGGCGCATTTACCGACAGAGGGGGATACAACTGCCGACACTTGATAATCCCAGTGTCATCTTCTAGCGAATATACAGAAGACCGTGCAAGGGCGCGCAACGAAATCAAAAATCGTAAACGTGCTGGTAAATATAAAAAACCAGAAACACTAAAAGAATATTATGAGCGTATTCAAACTTAAAGAAATAATTAAGTTTTCTTCAGCAGATCTTAAAAAGTTTGGTAAAGATTTGACGCTTACGCATATATCGCAAGCAAAAGATGGCATTGATGCAGATGGAGAAGAGTTTAAAGGTTATACACCAAGATATGCAGCTCGAAAAAGCGCACGCAAAGCTGCAAAAGGTCAGTTTAGCACAAAAACATCCCCACCAGACTTAACGCTTACTAACAGCATGTTTAAAGAGTTTAAGCTAATCAAAACTAACGTAGGAAGCGAATTATCTATTGATTACGGCATTACAAACGCAGAGCAAGGCAAAAAAATGAACGCGCATGCCAAAGGTCGCTTTGGCAAACCAAGTAAGCGCAGCAGAGTTACGATTCGCAAAGATAAAGCAAGGGTAGTAGCAGCCAAACAAAAAGTAGGGCCAGAAGTAGAAAAAGCTATTGCTTTCAATTTCAAAGAAAATATTAAGAAAAATTTAAAAAGACTTACAAACCGACCAACGATCATACGAATGTAAATAAAGGAGGACTGCATGTCCGAAGAAGCAACCACAGTGGAAGCGCCGCAGCCAGCGGAAGGCACTAGATCGCCTGTTGAACCCAAAGTATCTACAGAGGTGACTCCTCAAAGTCAAGAACCAGCTGAAGAGCAAAGCTCGGAAGTGAATCAGTTGATCGCAGATGCGAAAAAGATGAGAAAAAGAGCGCAAAAGTCTGAAGCAGAACTTGCTACGTTGCAAAAACAGATTGCTAGTGATCGTGAAAAGCAACTGGAAGAGCAACAGCAATGGCAAACCTTGGCAGAAGAGCGCGCAGTTCGACTTGCTGAGTTAGAACCTATTGTAGAGCAAGCGAAGAACGATGAAGCTCAACTACGTGAGCAGATTCTATCTGAATTCAGCGAAGAGGATCGCGAAACATTTGGTGATTTACCCTTGCCAAAACTTCGCGCCCTACGAAACAAACTCAACACAAATAATCCACGATTAGCCGTTGCAAACAATCCCGCGGTTGCTGCAAACGAAGTTCCACAAGATTGGACAAATATGAATC